ATGAAAACCATCTATGGTAATATGAGACCAGCGATGAGTAAGGCCATTGAAATTGCTAAACAAAACAATGTACCATACGGTGTAGTATATACTACAACTCCTGGCTTCTTAACCAATGACGAAGGTAAATATGCTTATACAGTATTAAACAATGCTTCTAAGTTTAGTGAACAATGGTATGATCTTACATATCCACAATTGCGGGAAATTGTAGATGCTAATAAACTATCAAGCTTTATTCATATCCAATTTACTTACCAACAACTTGGTTATACTGAAGAGTGGTTTGAAAGACAATGTAAAGAGCTTGAATGGGACTGGCCTCTTATTCGTCGTGAAATTCTTTTAGAATGGTCTGACGAATCTGAAAATAACCCATTCACTAAAGATGAATTAGATGGCATTCGTAAGTATTGTAAAGAACCTAAGAAGACTCTTCTTATCTTTGGTAAATATCAATTTAATATTTATGAAGAGATCCCATTAAAATCTAACTTAGTTCCTAAATACCCACCAATCATTGGTGTCGATCCATCTGGTGGTGTATCTAAAGATAGTTCCTGTATTACTTGTATAGACTCTAAGACAACTAGAGTATTTGCCGATTTAAAATGTAATACAATTTCTAATATAGAACTTGCTAGGGTAGTTCAATATCTAGTAACTAATATGATGCCTAATGCCGTAGTAAACGTCGAAAGAAATGGTGTAAGTAAGCACAGTATAAGGAGCAATCCTTATATTCCTACAGAGTTAATTGCTTAGAAAAGGCTGTTAAGAGTTGCAATACCACAACGCAATCAGTGATGATAATCGTGATGGTTTAAAAAGTTTGCAAATGGCCTAGTTTAGCAGCGAAATATCTATTTAGTAGATATACGTTCAACGATCAGCCCCTGGCGGGGGCGTAGAACCACAAGCTAATGGTGGAAGAAAAATCCTGACCCTATATCGGAAATAGGGACGACATATGATCTCGTCACGCCTTGTAATGAGGGTGGAATGGAATTGACCATCTGATATCGAGTTGCGTCGATATTAAAAGACAACGGTTACGGACTCTCGGTAATTGGTAAGCTTTTAGAAACTCCTGTAAAGAAAAATCTTTACTATGAAATTAAAGATAGAGTTCTTGAAGAAACTACTGATGGAAATCGTATTATCAGAAATAAACGTAAGACTAAGGTATATGGTCTCACATCGACAAACAACGTTCGTGATCTATTAATAGAAATATTAAGAGAACGTGTTACTTATCATAAAGACAAATTTATCTCTCCAAGCATTTATCAAGAAATGCGTGGTTTGGAAGTAAAACGTAATGGTAAGATTGAACACTCTGCTTTAACACACGATGACCAAATATTCTCATACCTTGTAGGTTTGTATGTATGGTATGAAGGTAAAAACTTAAGAGAATTATTTGGTATAGAAAAAAGCTCTATCAAAACAGAAGATGATATTGATGAAATTCTCGATATGGGTATTGATGAGAATATGACAGATATCACTCAAGAGATCGAATATATAAACAGATCTGATGATGATAGAGATAATGAAGTACAAAAACAAATGGGAGAAATGCAGAAAGCTGTAGATACATTATTCGGGGAATATATGATGAAACAGCGTAAGCAAGAAACTGCACTCTTAAGGGAAATGCTTCAAAATCCTGTTGTAAGAGAAGCATATGCTAGAAAATACAAAATCAATCCAGATGATGTATCTATTGATGATGAATATTCTATGGCATCAAATAATAACAACCTTCCTACATCTGTTTTCTTAGACTTTAATAAAGATGAAGATGAAATGTCCCAAGGCTCTATTTATAATCTTATGAACGCTGGAGAGCGTGATCTCTATTATGAAAACAATAGAGAAGATAATGGATTACAATAGAGCTAAGATTAAAAATATAATAAGAGTTATGATAAGAGGAGTTAATACAATAAAATGAGTAAGTCGTTAGATAATATAGTAGATGAGGTCTTAAACTCAGAATTAGTAAAATCTTATAAAACTTCATTTAGAAATATAAAGTTTTTAGAAAAATTTGAATTAGAAGATATATATGATGACAACCATCATTATTGCGAAATGAAAGGAGTCATTGTAGATTCTAATACTAAAGATCTTTATATTGATAAAGAAGAGTTATCAGATGAATTAGAATCAAAAGAATCTGCCTCTCTATTAGAACTTATTCAATTTAGAATACTATTAGGATTGGGATTCCTAAATATTCAAAAAACTGCAAAACAATTTGAAGATATGCAATATTGGGTTATTAGTTTCCATCATGCTATCTCTACGATACTGCAAAATGATATTAATAACAGATATGGTTATGATCTTATGGATGACTTCTACTATTTCTTCAAAATAGTAACAGGGAGAAGTTATTTCACATTCAAAACTGATGATAATGATAAATTAGTTAGATCTAGATATAAACTAACCTATCGACAAATGGCATAATATCTACATTCTTCAATATAAAAAATTAAGCTACTGGTTACAAATAGATAAGAACTTTGTAAACTTTTCGTCGTTATAACCGAGGTACCGCCTAATGTTAGATTTCCTTATGAACAACAGAGAATACGAGCTTCAATCTGATAATCAGTTAGCTAGTATTCTAGTACAATTTGATAGCGATTATGCTATGAATGTTATAGAAGACACTTTGACTCAAATGTTTAATCGCTTTGATACTCTTCCTAAACCAAATATCGTAAAAGCCTTTAAACAAACTTTCCAACAACTCTATACTACTTACCCATATGACCAAGAGCAAATCTCTGCTAAAGAGAAAGAAATGTATAGAGATGTGATTTCATCTGTTTCTAAAAAATATGGATTCCAATTTATTGAAAATGAGGATACTGATCTGTATTTGGCAGCAATGTTTATTTATGATTTCTTCGTATCTAATTTCAATAACTATTTAGTTTCCTTCTTTTCTAGATTCTTATATGAAGAAAGAGACAATATTTATTCTACTTTCAATCTAGAACAATTGAAACTAAATAAAGATATGAGCTCTAATTATGGTAAAGCAGTGTTTGGTCAAGATAATGCTTTATTAGTTATTACTGCAAATCTACCATTGGTATTATCTTATATTAAGAATATGGAAGTTAATGATAGTACTGTATACAGTTATGCATATGGTAATGATTTCAACATTGTTAATCTATTCTTATCTCAAATTACTAATGGTATCCCATTATTCGTATTATATAATCAATTGATTAATAACGATATTCTTCGTGGTGATATCATCACATTAGTTAGATTAAAAATGCAACAAGATTATTTCGAAGCCCTCGATCCTAAAGTTGCAGCTACTATGGGTTAATACTTGGAGGATTTTATGACTGAAGAAACAATCTTGAAACCATCTGAAATTCTTGAGAATGAAACTGAAGAAATGAATCGTACTATCAAAGAATTAGAAGCTGAATTAGATGAAGAACTAAATGAACCTCTATTCAAAGGTAAGCACGACATTTCTGGATCTCTATTCTTTAAACATACTAAATTAAATGCTAAATATATTCAAAAGATCTTTGATATTTATTATGAAGATAAAGATCTTAAGAAAAGAGATCTTATGGTAGAAGAACTCAAAGCCGAAGCTGATAAAGATAATGATGAAACCAAAAAGCTTATCAATAAAGTTTATCTAGCATATAAGATGGCTAACTTTACTTCTCAAGCATATCCTGCTATCTTTATTAATGCTTTGAAAACTAATATCTTAAAGATCTATAATAATGAAGTTAGATTAAGAAGATCTATTGAAGATCTATATACTGCTAGAAATAAATCTGGATTTGAATTCAATGCATTCTTACCAGAATTAGCCGATGCAGTATTAGTACACTTTGGATTTAGATTAAAAGATGGAGCTGAAAAGAAATATGACTTTGGAGCTTTATTCTCTATTGTATTATCCAAAGTAGCTAGAAAAGTATCTCCATTTGATGCTTGTACTAATTTCTTTATTATGATGCTTATGAAGAATATCTCTATCTGGTCTTATATGACTCAAAAGCAAGTTGATGAGTATCCAGAAGTTAATAATCAAATTAGAGAGTTCTTTAAATTGCTAGTATTGGTTTATAGTGCTACAAATCCTCCTACTAAGGAAGAATTAGAAGCAAGAGCTAAAGAAATTACAGCTGATGTAGAGGATATTAAGGATACCCCACTACAAGAAGCAACAAATGCTACGGTTCAACGAATTGATCAATAAACTACATGGATAAGGGATTAATTTCCCTTATCCATCTTCTTGTGTGTTCACATCTTTATAATACTAATTTCTAAAGGAGGTAAAAGCAAATGCCTGAATGCAAATCTTGCAATTCTAAAAATCAATACACTGTTGTCTCTAGCAGCAATGATTGCTATGATATCAATCATGTATTTGATCCAACTCCAGCATATAATGGCGGAACAGTTGGTGGAAGATGTTGCTCTGACTATACTACTACAAAGAATTCTAATATCACTCCTGGTCAGATGAGTGGTTTATATAGAGCCGATGGTCCTTTAAATATTGCTTGTTGCCAATGTACTCCTTCTATGATTTTGGGTGTTGATGTAAATCAAAAATGTACTCTAGTCGTTACAATCAAATATAGCGATTCTAGTATGAATGTTTCTCTTGAATTAGAAGCAGGGAAAGTTTACACATTCCAATATGTAGAAGATGGCGTATTAAAACAAGTTACTGGTAAGCTTACAGATATTTATAAGACTTATGATTGTAACAACAATACTCTATTTAAATTAGCTGTAGATAGTTCTGTAGATTATACAACTAGTAGAACAGTTATCAAATCTGATCAATTACGAGGAGTATCCGAATATTCTAAATATGCAGATCAAAATCCTACTATTGATAATTCTATCCATAGATATGGTACAACTACTGCAGAAGTGATTAAAGATGCTGTTGTAGTAAATGCTATTATTGATAAAAATGGTAATCTTATTGAAGGTACTATTATTGATGGTAAGATTAATGGATACACAGTTGATGGTTTAGCTCAAGGTAAAAATGACCGTATGGTTTCTATTACAGTTATCAATGGTCAAACTATGAATGGTACTATTACAGAAGGCCAAATCCTTAATGGTATCTTAAGATCTGGTAGTGTTGATGGTGAAAAAGATCCTACTACTGAAATCGTATCTAAAGCTACAGTTACTGGTACCATTTCCAATGTAATTGCAATCAATACTATTGTATCTGGTGGTAAAACTTCTAATGGTACTATTATTAACCCAGTTATCAATAACAGTATTTTGACTAATGGTGTTATTACTGGCGAAGATATGGTAACTACTGGTGGTATTACAGTTGGTGATATCACTACTGGTGGTACTACTAAAGGTGGTACTGGTGAAGGTGGTGTAGCTACTGGTTGTATCAATGGTAAACAGTTTACTATTGAAGGTGGTAAAACTACTGGCAATCTAGTATCTACTGGAGGTACTTTAGTAGGTGGTACTATCATTGGTGGTACTAAGGTTGGTCGTACTATTGTAAATGCTGTAATTAAAGGTGGCGTTTATAGTAATGGTGTTACAACTGGAGGTAATACTTCTGAAGGTGTAATCACTGCTTCTAAAGCTGATACAACACCTATTGCTAAAAATGCTGGTAGGACAAATACTTCTATGCCTAAAGTTATCAAACAATTTGATGTACCAGTAGATGGTTATGAAAACCAATGTGGTTGCCATGACAATGAAGAAGTAATGTATAAGAATGGTTTAATTCTTTTTGCAGATAGACGCTTTAATAACTTCGGTACTAATATGAGTGCTGATTGGGAAGAAAGAGCTGGTATTTGCAACGATAATTGCAATAACTAAAATAATTCCCTAAGGAGTTAATTCTCCTTAGGGTATTTTCTATTTCCTTGACTTACTTATAATAGATATTTTTAGAATAGGAGATGAGTCAATATGGGTGAAGCACTTATCACTGACAGTCAACTTATGAGCTGTCTATTAGCTCATGGTATTAATTATAGAGATTACAATTACAAATCCTCTATGGAGAAAGACATTAATACTGAAGAATTTAAAGAAAAGAAACCTTTCATTGTAAAACATAAAAAGTTTTATAATAATCCTTTCTTATGGGCTGAGGTATTAGATAAAGGATTAGATACCATAATCAATTCTTTAATTCTAATTCATTCTTCTTCTTTAGATGAAGATGTATTATCTGCGGTTATACAATCTCCAAAAGCAAAGAAATCTGTAGTCAAGAAGGTAATGACTGTAGTATATGATAATTATAAAACAATCAATAGATCTTTCCGTATAGAAGATATTATGATGGATGCTATTTATTGTAAAAACCTAGATGGTTTAAAAATGTTAGTAGAGTTTGCTAATGAGCATAATATTAAACCATTATATGAAAACTTTGGCAATGTCGGAGATGAATTAGGATTTAATGAAGCTGCTAAGCTAGATTTAGAGATTGTAAAATATTTGCACTCTCTAGGAGCTAAAGTAGACTGTTATAATAACTGGCCTTATTATAATGCATTGAAACATGGTCAATTTGTTATTGCCAAATATCTTTTAGATAATGGAGCAGATCCTAAACAAAGAGAATCTATTGCTAAGATGGCAATCAAACATTCTTTTATCGGATCAGAAGATTTTACTGAAGAAAATAAACTAGCATTCCCTTATTTTAAATCTCTCTATAATATTGGAGAAGAAAGTAGTGAAAATTAATGGCTAAACTTCCTTATTTCTGCAAGCAAGAGAAAGAATCTATTTTATTCTCAGCTAAGGGTAAAGAAATGGTAGCTTATATACCAGAGAAGTATTTCGATAGAAATATTGCAGAACAAGAAGGCGATTATATCAATATTATGGGTATTTTCAACTATACTGTTCAAGATATCGAAACTGGTAAAAATGATGGGTTAAGAATGTTTAAATTCCCATCTATGTTTGCTACTAGACCTTATGAAGTTACTAAGGTTAAGAAACTTAAACTTACTGCGAATAGTGATCCAGAAGATTATAGAGTATTTAGATATAGAGATGATGATCAAATCATTGTATCTACAAAAGTTATCAAATTCGTTGGTAATTGTGAAAAGATGCTTAATCTATTCTTTATGCTTGGATATATTATCAATACTATTCCATATCAAGATATTCAGGACTTGGTTATCGACAATATGGCAATCAATGGTTTCTCTTATGGGATTAATAACCAAATGTTTGGCTTTGCTATTTCAGAAACTTGTAGAGCTAAAGATGACGAAACTATTCCATTCAGATTATCTGGTTCTAAAGATATGAATGCATATAAGTCCATGTCTCTCCGTAATGTATCTAGACTTATTTCTCCATATACAGCTTTGATCTCTGAAGACTTTGACGAGTCCGTATTAGCTGCTATGCTTAATGAAAATCCTAAAGAAACACCTTTAGAAGAGATCTTAGTAGGGGAGAGCTAGCAATCAAGCTAGAAGGCTCTAGTATAACATTATATTAAATCTGGGGGCCATTTTTTGCTATGTGTCCTAGTCATTATAGTGAAATATGATAATCCTTAGGTTCTATATATATAGAATCACTAATAATCATTGATTGTAATGATTTCAAATTATTAGTTTTTCGAAAAATTAATAACTTTTTTATTTAATGAAAAAGGAGGAACTCGATATGCCAGCTCCTGGTGTAACTACCATCATCGACGATCAGTCTGATATTCGATCTCTTACGAGCATTACAGAAGACACTACTGACCGTCCGATATTCATGGTCGCAAGTTCTGCTGATAAAGGTCCTGAAGAATGGAAACATAAAGTTTTCGGTAATGAATTTTTTGATTTATACGGTAAAACTCCTTCTTACTCCAAACATGGTCAACCTTTAATCCAAGCTGCAAATATTATCAATGCTGGTGGCTACGTTACTTTCAAACGTATTGTTGCTACTGATGCTACTCTTGCAAATATTGGTGTAGTTGCAGAAGTTAAGAACGAAAAGAAACAAAAAACAAATGACAATGGCCTTCCATTGTTCACTAACCCTACAACTAACAGACTTACAACAGATGCTAATACTAATGGTATTCCCAATATCCCAGTATTGGAAAACTTCGTTAAAATCACTTATCGTTTGAAATCCGTTGCTTCTGATGGCAATGATGTTAAAAAATTCGGTAAGATCTTGAAAAACGATTTCGGTCATAAACATGAAATCGGTGAAGATGACGAATATGTATTGTTCTTGTTAGCTGATAATGGTCGTGGTGCTTCTAATAAATCTTTCCGTATTTATTCTGACACTACTAGCTCCCATCCAGTTTCCTATGTGCGCTATTTCATCGACATTATCGAAAATGGTGTTACATTAGAAACTATTTCCTTCACAATGAACCCAGACGTTGTTGAAAAAGATAAAAATATGGCATTGTCTAATGCAATCCGTATGCAATCTCGTCAACTTCGTGCATTGTTCTTCGATGATGAATATGATGCATTCGTAAACAACGTAGGTTACTTAATTGGTGATGATGACTTCAAAATGGCTGACGTATTGTTCGGTACAGACTTGAATGGTCGTGATTACAATAACCTTGCTGTAGACGTTTCTGATGGTGTAAACCTTTCTAACGTAATGGGTATCAGATTGCAAAATGGTTCTAATGGTTCCTTTGGTGATCGTCCTATTAAAGCTAAAGAATATGAAGCAGAATTGATCAAAGCTTTCGACGGTTCTTTCTCCGATGATATCTATGACTTAGATAACAACCGTATTGATTGTATTTTCGATGCTAACTATCCAAAACCAGTTAAACGTGCTATTGAACAATTAGCTGCATTCCGTGAAGACTTCGTATACTTCCGTGATATGGGTCTAAACATTAACTCCATTGAAGAACTTCGTATTAAAGATTATGAAAACGCTAAGAATCGTTATTGTGCAACATACATGAACTCTTACGAAATTTATGATCCTTATACTAAGAAACAAATTCCTGTTACAGTTACTTATGACTTAACTCGCCTATTTGTTAAACACTTCATCAATGGTCGTAACCGTCCATTCTGTGGTCAAAAATATGAAATCATTATCCCTAATGATACATATGTTGAAGGTACATTGAACTTTGCTCCAAAACATACTCCATACGTTAACCAATTCAAAGAATTAGATGATCTTCGTATCAACTACTTATCTTTCTATAACGGTGATGTATTGACTATGAACTCTGAGTATACTTCTCAAACAAGATATACTCAATTATCTTGGATCAATAACGTTCTAGCCGTTCAACAAGTAATCAAAGCTATTCGTGAACTTTGTCCTAAGATCCGTTATAGCTTCCTTGATGGTGATGACTTGACTAAGTATAAGAAAGACGTAAACGACTTGATCGTTAACCGTTATTCTAACTTGTTCTCTTCCTTCGAAATCGAATACGTATCCAATGCATTGTATAATTCCAATAAAATTATCTATGCTTGCTTGTACGTTAAATTCCGTAATTTCGTTCAAACAGAGATCTTCAAGATTATTGCGTTGGATTAATAGGAGGGTAATAAATAATGTCTAAAGAAACCGTAAGCAATATTTTTGACAGTACCCTCGACCCTCGCGATGTAACCAAATATACATTGATGCGTGGTGTAACAGACTTCACAAATCTTCAACAATTTGATTTGTACGAAACTGGGTACTCCTTCTTGATCTGTCTTGATATTCCTAAATTCTTGACAGCTCTTAGAAGCCGTAATAATACATACGATACTTTGATTCGTAACTACCGTCATATCTTAGAATATGAATTCCGTGGTGCTCAAGGTATTGAAGATATCGGTGCAGAAACTAACCAATTAACAAATGGTATCACTGATCTCAATATTATTACAAAAACTACTGAACAAGGTGGTACTTCCTTCAGCATGAACTATTATGAACGTTCTGGTTCTTTGATTACTAAGGTTAACGAATTATTCATTCGTGGCGTAAAAGACCCTCGTACTCAATTCAAACGTTACAATGGTTTGCTTAAATATCCTGAATACACAGGTAAAGACAATGCTGGTCTTACAAAAGGTTACCAATCTGAAATCTTCCATTTCTTATTGATTGTAACTGATAACACTGGCTTGAATGTTGAAAAAGCATACATCCTTGCTTCTTGCCAACCAAACGTTGCTAATACTTCTATTTACAACGTAACTCGTGGTGAAATCAACTTCTCTGAAATCGCATTGCAATTCAATGG